AATCTAAATGATGACACAGTGGAGACAGAAAGATTCTATACCGGACTTTATGGCGAAGAAAATCTGCAAAGAGCTTTTGAGTTTGATAGATCGAAAATAGACGAAGAAACACGCACAGTACATATAGGTGTATCTTCTGAGCAGCCTGTAGAAAGACGTTTTGGTTATGAAGTTTTAGGACATGATGAGGGAGAAATAGACATGGAATTTATGTCTAGTGGCAGAAGTCCATTGCTTTTAGACCATGATTCTACAAAACAAATAGGAGTTGTCGAAGAATTTGCACTCGACAAAGAAAACAAAAGAACAGTAGCTAAAGTTAGATTTAGTAAAAACAAACAAGCCGATGAGGTGTTTAGAGATGTTGTCGATGGCATCAGACAGAACATTTCAGTCGGTTATGAAGTCAAGAGTATGAAAAAAGAAGAAGACGAGAAGGATGGAGTCAGCACCTATCGAGTCAATTCTTGGTCGCCCCTTGAAGTTTCCGCGGTTTCAATTCCAGCCGATCAGTCAAGATTAATTGGATTTGCAAGGTCTAAAGAAACAACTTTAATTAATAATCCGAAGGAGGATATAAAAATGTCAGAAAATAATGACAATAAAGTAGAAGTTTCTTCTGATGCAATGAGAGCAGAATTAGCTAAAGAAAACTCAGCTATTATTGACCTTGCTGTTAAGCATGGCAAAAGAGACTTGGCTGAAGAGGCTATAGCTAAAGGTATGACTCTCCCACAATTTAGAGGACATCTACTAGATACAATCGCTAACGATAAGCCATTGGATTTACCATCCGATGTAGAGATGACAGAAACAGAGCAAAGAGATTACAGCTTGCTCAAGGCTATAAGAGAAAGCGCTAGAGGCGAACTATCTGGTCTTGAAAGAGAAGTATCAGACGAAATTGCTCAAAGAACAGGTAAAGAGGCTAAAGGTTTCTATATGCCTACTAACATTGCTTTCAGGGCAGATCAGGTTGTTGGTACAAACAACGTTGGTGGTTTCTTGAAACCTACTGACCACCTGGGTAATGAGTTCATAGAAGCACTCAAAGCAAAACTCGTAGTTTCGCAAGCAGGTGCAAGAATAATGACCGGCCTAAAAGGCGATGTCGCTATTCCAAAAATGTCTGCTGAGACAAGCAATGTTGCTTTCGTTTCTGAAAACAGCGCACCTTCAGAAGGTAACGCTACTTTCGCGCAGGTTACTATGAGTCCAAAAACACTTGCAGCGCAAGTTGACATATCAAGAAAGCTAATGATGCAATCTGATCCGTCAATAGAGCAGGTGTTGAGAGAAGACATCATAGCTACATTTGCTAGAAAAATAGACGAAGTTGCTATAGAAGGTGGAGGTTCAAACGAGCCTACAGGAGTTTTAGGTGGCGTTGCTTCTGGCAATGTTATCACTGCTGCTACTAATGGTGCTGCACCAACATACGAAAATGTTGTGGAGTTAATCAGATTGGTAGAGGCTTCTAATGCAATACTTAACGAAGGATCACTTAGATTCTTAGGAAACCCTAAATTAACATCTAAGTTGAGAAGAGTTCTTAAGTCTTCCGCTGATACTTCATCTAATTTCATTCTTGAGAATGACAATTCAATCTTGGGTTACAGTTACTTATCAAGCACACTTGTGCCAAGTGACTTGTCACAAGGTTCAGGTAGCAACCTGTCAGCAATGATTTTTGGTGACTTTTCACAACTAATGCTAGGGTTCTACTCCGGCGTTGATGTGATTGTTGATCCTTACACAGGTTCAGCAGCAGGCACAACAAGACTTGCATTCTTCCAGGACTTAGATGTAGCTTTAAGACATGGTGAATCTTTCTCATGTAAGAAAGATTTAATTACTACTTAATAGCTAATTAAGATTTCTCGGTGGGGCTACTTCGGTAGCCCTTTTTTTATGTATAATAAGACTATGGCAAAAGAAGTAAAATTCGTATTCAGTGGCACTCATTATCCCAAGGGTGTCAGGCATGATTCGGGTGATGTTGTAGAGATATCAGAAGATTTAGCTAAAGAATATGAGAAAAATCGTTGGGGCAACATCTATAAACCGAAAGGTAAAAAGGAGAAAAAACATGAAAGTAGTAGCGACTAGAAATGTATTTTACGAGGGCGTTTGGTATAAGGCAGGAGAGAGTTTCGACTGTAATCCAAAACACTACGCCAGTTTAGAAGCAGCAGGCGTAGAAACACATAAAGAAAAAAAATCTAATAAAAAAGATAGAGCTATAAAAGACGTTGTAGAGAGAAGTTAATATGACTCTTGAAACCGAAAACGATCAATTAGGTTTTCTTGACACAGATACGCATGGTACAACTGTATCTTACACACCTAGCGGTGGTTCTGCGTCAAGTATAAAAGCTATAGTGAATGACGAATATTTCGGCATAGATGGTGACTCAGTGGACATAGAGGGCAAACAGGTAATATTAACTTGTCGATCTGCCAATGTGCCTAGTATAGCTCATGGCGATACATTCGCTTTCGATAGTAAAACTTATGAGGTTGTAAATGTCAGGCCAGATGGTACAGGTTTCATAGACATAGCATTGGAGGAACAATAATGTTAAATAATATAAAAACTTTGATTTCTACAGTAGCGCCTGCGCTTGGCTCTGCTATGGGTTCGCCTCTGGGCGGTGCTGCGATAAGCATGATAGCAGATAAATTAGGCGTACCGAACAACGAAAAATCCGTTGAAAAAGCTATACAACAAGCCACACCGGAACAACTGATGGAGCTAAAAAAAGTAGAGGTAGATTTTGAGACTAAGATGCAAGAAATGAAAGTAGATGTTTTTGCATTGGAAGCAGAAGAGAAAAAACATGCCAGGACTGTGTTCTCTAAAGATTGGACTGCTAGAATCATAGGGATAGCTGTCATAGCTGGCTTTTTAGGTTATATATTTTTGGTGACTCTGCAACCACCTGAACAAAACTCTGAAGCCCTAATAAATCTAGTGTTAGGCTACTTGGGTGGTCTAGCAAGTGCGATCATATCCTTTTATTTTGGCGCATCGCAAAGTAACGATTAATTATGGCACATGCAAGAAAAACCATCAGAGAGCAAGTAGGCACTACCTTAACAGGGTTGACGACAACGGGTTCAAATGTTTTTCAATCGCGTGTCTATCCGTTACAAGACAGCAATTTGCCGGCCTTGCTTATCTATACGAAAGAAGAGACAAGCGAGGCGATTGTGATGGGTAACAATAGAGTTTTGGAGCGTGAATTGACCTTGGCTGTTGAGGCTTATGTCAAAACCAATTCTAACTCTGACGACACTATAGACTTAATTTCTAAAGAAATAGAAATAGCTATTGGCACAGATACAACATTAAATAATAAAGCAAAAGATGTATTTTTAGTTTCAACTGATATAAACTATATAGGTGAAGGGGAAAACCCAGTAGCAGTAGCAACCTTTAATTTCTTGGTTAGTTACTGTACTGACGAGAATGATCCTTCGCAACTAAGATAAAGGTATATTATGGCAACAACATATAAAGGTAAAGATGGTATAGTTAAAGTAGGTGCTAACAACATTGGTCAAATTAGGAATTTTTCAGTAGAGCAATCCGCAGATACTATTGAAGATACTTCTATGGGTGATACAGCAAGAACTTATAAGGATAGTTTGACACAATTTACAGCTTCTATTGACGCATTATTCGATCAGTCAAATGCTGATTCTGTGACACCTGATGCTGCACAAGTAGCAATGACTATTGGTTCTACTGCTCAATTTAAGTTTCTACCGCAAGGAGCAACTACTGGTGATTATCAGTTGAGTGGTGAAGGCATTGTGACTGGTATAACAAGAAGTCAATCGTTCGATGGTCTTGTTGAAATTAGTTTCACAATACAAGGTAGTGGCCCATTGACTATAGGCACAGCCTCATAACTTAATTAATGTCAGTATTAGATAAGGCTATCAAGCACTATCAATCTCTTGATAGAATACAGTTTCATGTTGAGGAATGGGATGTGACGATCTACTCATCCAAAATGACAGTCGGCGAGACTGCAGCAATACAAAAAAGGGCAACAAAAAACGGCGTAACTGACGAAATTCTTATGGTTATATATGCCATAATTATCAAAGCAGAAGATGCAGCTGGTGAAAAAATATTTGATATGACCCAAGACACTATCAATAAACTCAAAGACGAGGTTGATCGTGACGTTGTATTAAGAATAGCCGGCAAACTTATGGAATCACCTGATATGGATTCTATTAAAAAAAAATAAAAGACCAGCCAGAAATACGTTCTAAGTTCGCATTAGCCGAACGTTTACACAAAACTTTACAAGAAATAGAAGCTATACCACGAGAAGAGTTTGTGGCGTGGTGTGCATATTTCGATATAATAGAAGAAGAGCGCAAAATACAAGAACAACAAATGAAGTTTTCAAGAGGTAATATCTAATGGCAGAAATGAAAGCCAGAATGGACATAGTCGGTTCTGACAAGACCCAACGTGCTTTCCGTTCAGTCCGCAAAAATGTTACTGGTTTCAATTCAGAGCTAAAAAGAACAGCGTTTACATTTGCAACAGCTTTTGGTGTAAAGCAGTTGATTGATATGCAAGACTCTATCACCGACTTGCGTAACAGGCTTAATTCGTTTAACAACAATGCCGAGAAAACAGCGGCACAAATGGACTTGCTGACACAAGTAGCGCTGCGAACCAGGTCAAGTTTTGAGGCAACCGGTGTGGTTTTCACTAGGATGATACAGGCCACCCAACATTTAAAAATAACAAATGAAGAGTTAGCGGCTGCAACAGCCACAGTAAATGCCACTTTCAAACTATCAGGTACAACAGCTTATGAAGCAGCTAACTCTGCTAGACAGTTAGCACAGGGTCTATCTTCTGGTCGACTATCAGGAGATGAGATGAGATCAGTTTTAGAAAATAACGTTGTATTAGCTAATCTTCTGGCTGATGGTTTCGGTGTCACTGTCGGTCAGCTCAGAGAAATGGGTGCAGCCGGTAAAATAACTACAGAAAAAATTATGCCTATACTCATAGGCGCATTTGAAGAAACAACAACTAAAGTTTCTAATATGCAATTCACCATAGATGCTGCGTTCCAAGTCTTGCAAGTGAGATTATATGAGGGTTTGCGGGCGTTCAATGAGTTTACTAACATACAAGATAGAGCCGCTAATGCTATTGCTTTTGTTGCAGAAAACATCAACACAATAGCAGCAGTAGCAGCTGGTGCGCTAGTACCAGCAATAGGTATGGCCACTGTCTCCATGTATCGCTTTCTTGCAAGCATGATTGCTGTTGTTATAGCCAACCCTTTGACTGTTTTAGTTACTGCAGCAGGCGCAGCTTTCGCATATTTCTTAACAATATCAGAAGAGCTTACAAGAAAAACCTTTAATTTCTTCGGTAAATTGTTTTTGCAAGACTTGCCGAACATGTTCGTACATGCTGAAATCGGCATACTAACATTGCAGAATACCTTTGCCGAAAGTATTAATGGCATCCTGAAAAACTTCCAAGCATTCTCTGATGGTATCTATGTTGTTATAAATGGTGTGCGCGAGTTTATGGGTTTTGACAAGTTAGTTGCACCTGAACTGATAGTCGATGTTGAGGGCAACATTAAAAGAATAGAAGAATTAGAAAACAAAATTACAGAGTTCACTTTGCTCAAGCCTGGCGAGAAGCTTCCGCTTTTTGAAGATGGTGGTTTTTTAGAAAACCTAGACCCGCAAAAACTGAGCCAAAAATTAGCTGAGTCTGCAGAAGTAGTGAATGAGTTCCAGGCAGACTTATCCAAGACCTTTGATGACTTTTTCTCTAAAAAGAAAACCTTGGGTCAAGATGTAGGTGAGATATTAACTAAAGGTTTCGATCAATTAGCAGATGTTATCGCAGATTTTGTGACAAAGGGTAAAGCATCTATAAGTGATCTGGTGAATGCTATTACAAATGATTTATTAAAAGCCATGATTAGAGCAGGTATTACAGACCCATTAGGCCAGACTTTAGGCGCACTGTTTAAACAAGGTGGTGGTCAAGTAATAGCAGGCCAGCCTTATGTGGTGGGTGAAAAAGGTGCAGAACTTTTTATACCAAGCAGTTCCGGTAGTATTATGCCTAACAATAAATTAGGAAATGGTGGCAACGTTGTCATCAATCAATCTGTTAATTTTGCTACTGGCATACAAGACACTGTTAAAAATGAAGTTTTACAAATGCTGCCAGAGATAGCAGAAACCTCAAAAGCTGCAGTAGTAGAAGCAATGAATCGTGGCGGTAACTTTCGTAGAGGCATGAGATGATAATAGATATTCCAACCAATCACAATTACGCTACTGTTAATTTTACACTGAACCGGTCTGTGTCTGCCTCAAGATCAGCGTTTACTAACAGACAAAGAACACAAGAGTACGATGCCGTTTATTGGACAGCAGAAGTAACTTTACCGCCAATGAAAAGGTCTGATGCCTTAGAATGGGTTACTTTTTTGACAAGATTACAAGGAGTTAAAAATACTTTTTTGTTAGGTGATCCCTCACATACTACTAACTCAGGAAACTACAACGGCGATTTTTTAGCAACTGAAAATAGAGTTGCAGATACAAGCGAAACACTTGGCTTTACAGCCTCAACAAAAACGATCAGCTCTGCTACCTCTGTATTTACTAATACCTTTGTAGGTGATTTTATTGTTGTTTCCGGTGCAAGCAATGATGCCAACAATGGCACATTTAAAATAGTAACAAAAACTTCAAATACTGCTGTAGTCGTTGACAGAGACTTAGTAGATGAATCTTCTGTGGCTGGTTGTAAGGTACAACAAAATGTAAAGGGTGCAACTGGTTTAGCTCTAACTGCTGTTGGCTCGGCTATAGGTTTAATTAATAAGGGTGACTATTTAGCAGTACATGACGCAGCCTCGACTACTTCAGACCCAGTGCAATATTTATTAGTGGTCGAAGATGCAACTAGCAGGGGGTCAGGCAGCCCTTTGGATTATGGTGTTCGTACAGAACCAAAACTCAGAAAAGATATAACAGCTGGTCACTACGTCAAATTTGCAAGCCCAAAAGGTCAATTTAGATTAGCCTCAAATCAAACCTCCTGGTCTGTCAATGAGGCATCAATTTATGGCCTTGCATTCACAGCCATAGAGGTTATAAATGGCTAGTAGAGATATTGACTCAACTATAAGTTCTAGGTTAGCAAATGACCAACACAGCATTGCTTTTGGTGTCAGTGCTGAGTTCGATTCTGGTACGCTAGATTTGTGGACAGGTGTAGGGGATTTTACCAGTGGCAGCACAACTTACACTGGTGCTGGTGAGTTGTTAGATATTTCTAACATAGAAGAAAATAATGAGTTGTCATCAACTAATTTAACCATAACAATATCAGGCCTTAATTCAGACATTGTTACTTACGCAACTACAGAAGATTATCAGAACAGACCCCTGACATTGAAAATGTTTTTCTTTCATCCCGATACAGCAGAAGAAATAAATAATTATGTTCTGTTCAAGGGCAGGATGGACACTTTAACTGTTAATGATGGCGATACTTTTAGTGTAATTATATCGGCAGAAAACAAGTTAATAGATTTGACCAGACCTAAAAATTTATTCTATACGCCAGAAACACAGAACTTTTTGCATGCCGGTGACAAAGGTTTAGAGTTTGTACCACGCATACAAGAACAAACAGTCAACTGGGGTGCAACTAGGTCAGGCAGCGGCGGTGGCAGTGGAGGCGGTGGCGATGTGCCTATTTACGATTTGAGATAATGTTCAAGAAAATTATTAGAGCAGCCTTAAAAATTGCAGCAGTATCGACAGGTATTTCTTTCCTGACTGGCTCGTTTGTGAAAGGCATGTTTGTCAAAAAATTCTTTACATACACTGCTTTGTTAGGTTTGAACGCAATCACAGCGAAAGGCACTAACAACACTTCTGGCAAAAACTTAGGCTTAAAAGCTGCAACCACAAACCCTGTCGCACCACGCAATGTGGTTTATGGTAAAACCAGAGTCGGAGGCACAATCGTACACCGAGCAGTTTCCGGCGCAAACAATAATAAATTACACAACGTTATAGCAATAGCCGCGCATGAAATAAACGCAATAAAAAAATTGTATATAGACGGCGGCAAAGGAGTTGTAGAGTTAGATTTTAGTTCTGATTTTGCAACTGCTACAGAGAATGGTGCAACTGTTTACAGGGTCACTAACTCTGCGTTCACAAACACAGACAATGACGCTTCGTACACTGGGGGCAGTTTAATTAAACTGGTCGTAGAAAAAGGCGAGCAAACAACATCAAATGGCTATGCGGTAGCTCAGATGGCAGAATGGACTACTGACCACAAATTGCAAGGCATAGCTTATGTTTACATTAATTGCATTTTCGACACCGAAAAATTTGCATCATATCCGAGTTTTAGTTTTGAAGTTGAAGGCAAAAAGGTTTATGACCCGGTAACTACAACTACCGCTTACTCAACGAACCCCTCTTTAATCATTAGAGACTACCTGATGGATGCAACCTATGGTTTTGGTGCTACAAGCGATGAGATTAATGACGCTGCCACCGGTGCTGGTTTTGTCAAAGCAAGAAGTGATTGTAATGACGATGTGACTATTACAAGCGGCACAGAAGACCGCTATACTCTCAATGGTCAATTTGACATGTCAGAAGAGCCACAACAGGTTTTACAGCACATGTTGTCGGCTTGTGCTGGTCAACTAATATATAATAATGGTAAGTTTTCTTTATTTGTCGGTAAGGAAAGAACCGCGTCTGGCACTATAACAGACGATAACCTCTTAGCTCCTATACAAATAACTACTAAAGCCTCTGGTCAAGATTTAGCAAATGGTGTCAAAGCTACTTATGTAAGGCCTACTGACAGGTATATTGCTGCTGAAATTACACCCTATAAAGACAGCACATATCTCAGTGCAGACACACCATCAGGGGAACAATCTGCAAATTATGAAAACTTCATTGATGTAACGTTTCCTTACACACAATCTACCTTTACAGCACAGCGTTTAGCTCGTATTGCTTTAGATTATCAAAGACAAGATCAGACCTTACAGGTTATTGTGCCGATAGAATTTATGACGCACCAGGTAGGTGATATTGTTAATTTCACTAACACTAGGTTAGGCTACGATGGTAAAGACTTTGAAATTGTTGCTATGGATTTTGAATTTATGGCTGACGACTACTTAGCCTTACGACTTAATTTGAAAGAATATTCTGCTACTGTTTTTAACAATATAAGCTATGTCGCAGACCCTACATTGCCGAGTCCACCTAGCGCTGGCGACAACACAGTTGCTACCCCAACAGGTCTGACGCTGACAGAAGCTTCTAAAAATACAACTGCAAAAGAAATATACGTTAGAGCAGTCTGGACTAATGCTAACGATGACAAAATAGATTGGACAGAAGTAGCCTATAAAAAATCAACAGATACAGAGTTTGATGCTGCTATTGTCGGTTATCCGCGTAAAAGCTTTTCTTTTCGTGCTGAATCAGCTACGACTTACAATATAAAAGTCAGACATGGCAGTAACAATGGTGTGCATGGCGACTATACCGGTGTAGTCAACATTACTACTTCAGCAGACGTTGGTACATTCACAACAGGTACTATTGCTGGCATAACTGTTGAGTCAGACAAACTCTATGAAGGCACAGGCACATTTAATAACAGCAACACCGGGTTTTATTTAGACAACACAGGTCAGTTCTCATTAAAAGACAAACTATCTTTCAATGGTACAACGCTCAATATCTCAGGTAACTTAACTGTAGAGAACACAATTAGTGCCAATAAAATCGTGGTTGACGGCATTAATTTAGATAATTTAATTAGTGCCTCTACTCAAGCAGGTTCGATTTACTTAACAGAATTTACTGGCATCAAGATCGCTACAGCAGGTGGTACATCTGGTTATCCGCCTCTACTGAGGTTACAAGACGATCAAGGCACAAACACTTTTACTGATATTACTCAAACAACACAACTAAATATCAGAGCCAGAAACAACACAGCTAAAGGTAAAATATCTTTTCAAGGGGTAGATTCAGGCGGTACACCAGTTAATTATGGTGGCTTCGATGCTTCTGGTAACTTCGAGATAGGTCTTACTGATGTGATAGATGCTAGTAGAAATCTTAACAATCTTGAATCTATCGTTATGCCTGATAATAAAGTTATCAAAATTGGTACAGACTTAGACCTACAACTGCTACACGATGGGTCAAACTCAATAATAAAAAATGTTGCTACAGGAAACTTAATTATAAGGAACATAGTAGATGATGGAGATATTATCCTGCAATCAGATGATGGAAGTGGTGGTATCACAAATTACATAACCTTAGATGGTAGCGAAGCACAAACAAAATTCGGACAAGATGCAAAATTTGGTGATAGTAAGATATTGAAGTTTGGAAATAGTAACGATCTACAAATATTCCATGATGGCTCAAACAGCTTCGTGAAAGATGCTGGTACTGGTTTCTTATCTTTAATAACAAATGGAAGTGATATTAGATTAGTTGGAAATGCTGGTTCAGACTTTATGGCAAGATTCAACAGCAATGGTTCTGTCCAACTTTATCACGATAATAGTAAAAAGTTTGAAACAACCTCAACAGGTATAGATGTTACTGGTAATGCCACAATCTCAGGCGATCTGACAGTCTCAGGCACAACCACAACAGTTGATACGACTAACACCAACGTCAAAGATAACAACCTAACCCTCAACTATTCGACAGGAGATTCTAGCTCAACAGCCAATGGCGCTGGTTTAACGATCCAAGATGCGGTCAGTGCTTCTACAGATGCTACTATCTTGTGGGATGCTACCAATGACGAGTTCGATTTTTCTCATGGTATTAATATTAGTGGTAGTTCAAACTTCAACAATGCTCTAACAATACAAGGCACAACTACATTCAATGATGATGCTATTTTTGTAAATGATGCTTTATTCGGAGACAACGATAAAGCTATCTTTGGTGCAGGTAGTGACCTACAAATCTATCATGATGGCAATCATAGTTATATTCAAGATAGTGGTACTGGCAGACTTAGATTTCAAGCATCAACACAAATAGATTTTCTGAATGGTGCAGGTACAGAAACATTAGCCAATTTTATTGAAAATGATGCTGTCAAACTTTATTTCAATAATGCCTTAAAACTAGCCACCACCTCAACTGGTATAGATGTTACAGGTGTAGCAGTTGTAGATGGCTTAACATCTTCAGCAGCGATTACTAGCACCAGTAATTCTAATAGTCTGGGTGGCACTACTTTTACTTCTGCTGTTTCTGGAACATCATTAAGTCTGTCAGCAAGTATTACAGCATCAGGTAATTCAAATAGTTTCGGTAATAGTTCTTTTGGCACTATCAGTAGTGGTGATATCACATCTTCAGGTAAAGCGACAGTAAGTGAGCTAGAGGTAGATAACGATTCAACTTTTAATGGTGGTATTGATGCGACAGGTCAGACTATTACAAGTGGTGCAATTACAACTTCTGGTGAATTATTGATAGCACGAGCAACCCCATCAATACATTTTTTTGATTCTAATGATAGCTCTGATGGTTATATTCAAGCTAATGCAGGAACACTAGCTTTCTTTGCTGATGATAATAATGAAGTAAGTAACTCAATAATTAATTTTTCTATTGATGGTAGTGAAAAAATGAGACTGGATACTTCAGGCCGTTTAGGGATTGGGGTTTCACCATCTTATCCATTAGAAGTAGCAGGTGCAGGTACAGTATCTATTGCTTACCAAAGAACTGGTGTTTCTGCAAAAAAATGGGGATTCCACTCAGATAACTCAAACACATATTGGCAAAATATTACAGACAATATTTTAGCTTTAACAGTAGCTAATGGTGGGAATATAGGGGTGGGAACGATAAGTCCTGCTCAAAAACTTCATGTTGAAGGAAACTTAAGACTGCAATCAACCTTCCCTAAAATTGAATTTGTAGATACAGACAACAATCCTGATTTCACAATCATTGGTGGTAATGGAAGATTAGGTTTTTTTGATGAAACAAATTCAAGCGAGAGAATGAGGATTGATTCTTCAGGCCGTGTTTTAATTGGCACTACAAGTTCAATACATTCATCAGCAGATTTACAAATTGTTGGTGCTTCTAGTAATTTTGCTAGAGTTGCACTAAAAGATTCAGATGGTACAAACCAAATAACTTTCTTAGATTCTGCTAATGGTGATTTTGGTATAGTTTCACAAAATGGCAGTTCCAGAGGAACAATATCATTAAAACAATATGATGGTTCAACTACATCTACTCCTTTAAGAATAGACAATTCAGGCCGTACAGGACTAGGCACTATATCACCAGCAGATAAGCTTCATGTTGTTGGTAATATCAGAACAGTAGGAAGTACATACGGAATAAGATTAGATTCTTCAAGTGGTGCAGGGCCAATATTAGAGTTTGGCACAAGTAGTAATTTAGATGCTTATGGAACAATCGGACAACAAGCCAGTCAATTTAGATTTGTAACTTTTGGCAGAGATTTTAATTTTAATAATAATGGCACAACTAATTTACATATAGATGTTTCAGAAGTTGCAGTAGGTATAAATACAAGCAGCCCAACTTCTAAACTAAATATAGATACAGGTTCAGACCAAGGTATCGCTATTTTTAGGACAGGCACAAATGCTAATTTTGATGCTATCCAGTTCCGTAAATCTAACAACTCAGACCTGAACTCAAGAATTGGTTTTAATAGTAATCAACTTAGGTTAGATGGCACAAGTGACATTCTGTTCGGAATAGGTAGTGGCTTTGCTGAAAAGATGCGACTTAACTCTACAGGTTTGGGTATAGGAACAACAAGTCCTGCTGAAAAGCTTCATGTAGTTGGTCAAGCTAGTTTTGAAAATGCAGGTAATGTTAATAGAGGTAATATTATTTTAGGCCCTCACGGGAATGGCACAGCTAAATGGGCAACTTTAGCAGGTACACATTTCAATGATGAAACTGGTTCAGGTAATGGTTCTGGTGCTGCTGGTTGTATGATTATTGGTTTAAATACTTCTAGTGGTGGTAATGAAGTTTATGTAGGTGGTGGGCCTTATGAATTGAATCCAGCAACAGCAATTAGATTTTACACACATGGTACAAATTTACATAATTTAGGTGGTTCTGAAAGAATGCGGCTTGATAGTTCTGGCCGTTTAGGGATTGGTACAGATAGCCCATCTTTAGCTTTAGAAGTAAACGATACAAGTAATGTTGATGGGGAACAAATAAGTATCAAAGGTCATGCAAATTATGGTGGCACAGTAGTTTTCCGAAGAGGAGATTCTTTTAATTGGAGAGTTGGTGTTGGTGGTGGCAGTTCAAC